GGAGTGCAGTAATGATTGTGGAAACAAAGGAAATGCAGGAGATGACACCAAGAGGCGTTACTCGGTTTTTTCAGCCAGAAGTTCGAGATATTCCCGGTATTTATCCATGACGAGTTGGTGGTTGGCGGGAATGTTGTACTGCATCAAGGTTGGATTGAGACTTCTGGCCTCGTCAAGAGCTGCCACAAGGAGGTTGCTAATGTCATTCCTGTTGAATGCTCGCGTTGTATCACCATGAATAATCTTGTAATACGGACGCTGCTCGGCAGGTGCATTCATGAGGTCTTTCATTGACGCAACATAGGCCTGAATGGAGGGCTGAAGAAGGGGAATGTCAAACGCTTCCTCGTGACCTGACAAGAACTGGTCAATCAGAATGGCTTGCTGCATTCCGGCATAACGCATCAGCCGGGTGGTTGTCGCAACAACCTCAATGGTCGGGTCCGTAGCTACATTGTTGAAATTGGCCACCTGGGTGAAAACCACCCTCCGTAGATGGACCATGCTGACAAAAGCCATGTTTATGTACGTGTGGGCGACAGACGACAGTGCAAGTGGCCCAGTCAAGGACGCAACCGGCTTGCCGTTGAAGTACTTTCTCTCAATGGCTCCCGGTCGTTTCTGCGAAATGGCAGCTCTGTTGGTGTCTGTAATCGTCTTACCGGCAAGGAAGAGAACAAGAGACATGTGGCCATACACAGATGGGACGTCCAGTACGTCATCCATGTCAAAGCCAGCAGCAGGGGTTCCCATTGGCAAGTGAATGTCAACCATGAGCCCTGGCAGCTGGTCGGCATATGCCTTTCGCATCTCCTCGGTTTCCTCGATACTGGTAGCCCCTTGATACATCTCAAACCACGTGAGGAGGGCTTGTACGGCTGCCTCGGAAATGATTACCTCCTCGAATGCAGCATTCGACAAGATTCCCGTTTTCATTGAGGGAAAGCAGGCAGAGACGATTGTGGCCACATAGTTCTGCCACGCATACCTGTCGGTTGTAGTCGACGTTCCTGCCACAATGAGATACAAATGGAACGCCTTGATCGCCACAGGGTCGACAGCCTTCTCGCTGGGTAGAGACACC